TTTAGATTCTACTGATACAGACTTTGATACAGCAGAAGAAACTGGCGGTGCAAAAACACACACATTAACAACTAGTGAAATTCCATCACACACACACTCATTAAACACAAGTGACAATCCAGGTGGATCTGGAGCGATTGAAGTTGCTGGCGGATCTCCAACATCAACACAATCAACACAGGCCACAGGTGGCGGAAACGCGCATAATAACTTACAACCATACATAGTTGCTTATATGTGGAAACGTACAGTATAGGAGCTGACAATGGCCCTGTACCCAATTACACCACCCGCAGGAATAATCAAGAACGGTACTGACTACGCTAACAAAGGACGTTGGGTAGATGGTGATTTAGTACGTTTCGAAAATGGTTATTTGAAACCAATAGGTGGTTGGACAAACTTTAAAGATACTGCGCTTACAGGCACACCAATAGCTATGTATTCTTATAGAGCCAATAATGGCAATAAAGTATTAGTAGTGGGAACAAGAAGTAAAGTCTATGTCTTATATAATGACACTTGGACTGACATAACACCAGTGGGTTTTGTAGGCGATATAGTAAATTCATCAACTGGTTATGGTACATACGATTACGGTGAGGAAGATTACGGTGATGAAAGATCAACATCAACACTGGCACTTAAAGTAGACCACTTCTCGTTTGATAACTGGGGAGAGCATTTAGTATTTTGCTGTTCTAGTGACGGTAAAATATATCAATGGCGACCAGATGCAGGTTCAGGATCTCCAGATACTATAGCTACACAAATAACAAACTCACCAATAGGATGCCAGGCTATTATAGTTAGTAACGAAAGGCATCTTATAGCTATAGGATCTAATAGTGATCCAAGAAAAGTATCTTGGTCAGATAGAGAAGATAATACTAACTGGACATCCACTGCTAGAAATACAGCAGGTGATTTGCAAATACCAACAGGCGGTAGAGCTTTATACGCAGTTAAATGGCAGAACGATATTATTATATTTAGTGATATTGGTATTAATAGACTTTACTATGTAGGCTCACCTTTTGTATATGGTATACAAGATGCTGGTGTTAGTTGTAAAGCTATCAGCCCAAGAGCAATAGCATCATCTGGTAACTTCATATCATGGATAGGTGAAAACTCATTCTTTACATTTGATGGTAAATTAAGAGAACTTAAGTCAGATGTGCATGATTTTATTTTTGACAATATACAAACAAACAGTTCAGCAAATACCTTTGGCACACACAATATAGACTTCAATGAAGTTTGGTGGTTTTTCCCAGTAGGAGATATAGATCAGTCAACACCAAACAGATATGTTATTTGGAATTACTTAGATAACGTATGGTCTATAGGATCAATGGACAGAAGTTGTTGGGTAGACCAAGGTGTGTTTGACCATCCTATATCATGTGACTCTAGTGGTTTTGTATATGAACATGATAAAAGACCATTGTTTAATTCACCAGGTATAGGAACGCAAGTACCATTTTGTGAAAGCGCACCTATAGAAATAGGCAATGGTGATAGAGTGGTACAAGTTAATCAGATTATTCCAGATGAGGAAGCAGCAACATTACCAGGTATCACAGTAGGATTTACAGGTAAGTTCACACCGCTTGGTGCAGAAACAGATTTTGGTAACTTTACCTTTGATACAGATGGTTATACAGATGCAAGGTTTAGCGCAAGACAAGTATCTATGAAAGTAACAGGATCTTTAACAGAAGACTTCCAAGTCGGAGTTATAAGAGTAGACGGTAAACAAAGGGGTAGAAGATGATATCTCCAGAAAGCAAAAGCCAATACATACAACAAGTTACTAATGCAAAAGTAGATTTAAACACTACTAACTTAACTACTATATATACAGCACCATCAGGTGATGAGTTTGATTTTACAATCATAGAATCTATTTTGGTATGCGACCATGACAACCAACAAACCAACGTAGACCTTTCTATTACCTCTGGATCAGATGTATTCCACATATTTAAACAACACAATATAACTGCACATGCAACTGATGAATTATTAACCAGAGACTTAGTATTAAAAGCTGGCGAGATATTAAAGGCACAGGCTAACCACGCAAATTTAAACATAGTAGTAAGCCTAGTAGAGTATGCAAAAGGCGATTAATGAAAGCTGGCAAGAGGAATGGATAAGAACCAAACCTCTTATAGCAAAAGCGGTTAAACATCAAGATGCCTATACAATTGATGACATAGAAGATAAAATAAGAGAAGGAATATTCCTACTTTGGGCTAGCAATAATGCAGCATTTGTAACAGAGTTTGTAGTATTTCCACAGCACACCGCAATGAACTTACTCTTTTGTGGTGGTGACTATAAAGAATTAGAGGCGATGTTGCCACACATAGAAGAGTACGCAAAGAAATGTGGAGTGAAAAGACTCTACGGTGGTGGCAGAAAAGGATGGACAAGAAAGCTTAAACATCTTGGATTTGTAACAGAACATTTAATTAGAAAAGATTTATGAGTAAAGGAAAAACAAAAACAGAAGCCACGGCAACGCTACCAGATTGGCAGAAAGATGCCTATCAAGACTATCTAGCTAGAGCGCAAGAAGCAGCCGACATGCCATTCCAAGGTTATACTGGAGATAGGTTTGCTGGTTTATCTCCAGAAGAGATGCAAATGGGTGCTGGTATACAGGGTTTGTTTGGTAGTGCATTTGGTGGATTTGATCCCACAAGACAATTACAACAATTAGCTGGTCAACAAGCTCCACAAATGGGAGATGTACAATCTTTATTAGATGTAGATATTGGTGCATATCAATCACCCTACCAACAACAAGTTATAGATCTAACAGAGCAAGACTTTGCTAGACGTAGAGATTTACAACAACAGCAAGCGCAAGATGTAGCAATGCGATCTGGTGCGTTTGGTGGCTCAAGAGGAACTATATACGAGCAAGAAGCATTAAGACCTTTACAAGAACAAGAAGCTAGAACAGTTGCAGGTTTACGACAGTCAGGATTTGAGCAAGCGCAAAGAGCTGCTGAGTCTGACATAGCAAGACAACAACAAATGGCAATGCTCGCCCCCGAGCTGGAGCTAAGAAGCAGACAACAACAAGCTGGACTCCTGGGTGGTTTATTAGGCGGACAAACGCAAGCACTAGGATTACTTGGTGGTTACGGTGGTTTGGCTAGAGGACTAGAGCAACAAGGCAGAGACTTTGACTTCAGCGAGTTTATGAGAGAGCAACAATACCCAGCATATCAATTAGGATTGTTTGGACAGGCTGTACAAGGTATGCCAGCTTTAATTGGTAGAAACACAGTTGAAGAAAAATTTGGATCACCATTGGGAACAGTAGGGGATGCAGCAAAATTAGCTGGAGCTTTGGCATCTGGTGGATATTTTAACCCAGCAGCACCAGCAGCACCATCAGACGAAAGATTAAAAGAAAACATAAAGAAAATTGGTAAGTCTAAAAATGGACACAACCTATATACATGGGACTGGAATGACAGGGCCAAAGAACTTGGTGTGAACAGTCCAACAACAGGTGTAATAGCACAAGAAATAATAAAATATATGCCAGAGGCGGTTACTAAACACGCTGATGGTTATTACATGGTTAATTACGGAGCTTTGTAAATATCATGGGAATAGGAAAACCAAAAACACCCTTAACACAAGAGGAATACGATCAAGCAATTGCAAGACAAAGAAGACTTGGTATGGCACTCTCTGCAACAGGAACTGCGCTAAAAGGTGGAGATCCTTTCGCAACAGTATCTGGTATACAAAAGCAATATGCAGCAGAAGATGCAGAAGATGCAAGAATTAGAAATGAAAGAAGTTTAAACGCATCAATTGACGCCCTGGACATTCCAGAAACACAAAAGAATTTTTATAAACAACTGAGTACGCCATTAAAGTCTCAAGCAGTAATGCAGTCTTTTAAACAACAACCCAGGAAAACGGTTCAGCAAGGCGGTATTCATTATTATGTTGATACTGGCAAGCCTGTATTAAACGTAGACGCTCCCGCGGACGAGGGAGATGACACAGCTGCAATACAAAATTATGAATATGCGCAAAACATAACTGATTCAGGGCTAAAAAATCAGTTTTTGGCTATAACTGGAGCTTTAAAATATGATCCAACCGCAATGGCAAAACTTGAAGAATCAAAACAAAAAGCTAAATCTGGTGGTTTGCTTTTAACTCCAGGACAGGAAAAACTTGATGATAGGTTTACAATAACAGCAGAAAAATGGCTTGCCAGCGGATCTGCTCAAGCGGATGCAAACTTAGCTAACATAGAAAACAAAATCGCTAGATTATATTCTGGCGAGGAAAATTTGTCTGGCCCTGGATTTGCTTTTATTCCAGAAAGATTAAGGCCTGTACTAGCTCCAGCGGCTTCTGGATTTTTAGATGATATAAGTGAGCTTACATATCAATCATTAAGGGAAACTTTAGGTGCGCAATTTACTCAAAGAGAAGCTGAAAGACTTGTAAATACCAGTTTTAATATAAGTCTTCCAGAAGAGCAAAATGTAAACAGGTTACAAAGACTCAAAGCAAAATTAGAGTCAATTAAACAAAATAGAAATAACCAGATTGCTTTTTTTATGGAAAAGGGAACACTTCAAGGTTATGAAAAAGAAGATGTTACTTTTGACAACATCTTAGATTCAGTATTGTTTGATGAATATAAATCCATGACAAGCGAAGAGGTGCTTAATAGATATAAAGAAGCTCCTACCACAGAGGAAAAACAGTCTATTTTAAGATATGCAAAACTATTAAAAGAACA